CTGTTTGCTTAAGCCGAACGGCGACAGGGATATACGCATAGTTGCCCTGACGGTTAACAGTCTGAGTTACCATGTTTGCCGTATCTGGGTGGTTAAACCATGTAGGCGTCACGCCGTCAGCGTTTGGATTGTCAAGTGTCTGCTGCACAGTCCAAGTGGCTGACCCCGTAACTACGACCTGAAGCGACACTTCAGGGCTACCGAAATAATCCATAATGACCGACGTTGAGTTTTTTGTGCCGCCAGATGCGTCAGATGTCGTTACAGTTATGGGGCGCATTATTTCATTCCTTTAAGAGTCATGGCGAGACGAGCGCGCTGGCCGAGCTTGCCGGGTTTCTTAGTGGCTGCCTCCAGCTTTCCAGCCGGGATAGGCTTGCCGGGCTTTGCGCCGAGCTCCTTGCGGAGAGCGCCGGGCTTTTTGATGGCCTCGGCAATGAAATTTTTCTTTCCACGCATGTCAGCAGTTCCACTTTCTGAGGTATTCATCCCATTCTGGTAGGTCATTAGACGCATACAGATATTGAGCTGCAAATTCCAGCAAAACAGGATCATCTTTGAAATGACCCAATCCTCTATTGCAATGGTTGCAAAGAAGACCTCTCACCTTACCAGTTTTATGGTCATGATCTACGACGAGCTTTTCCTCAGAGCCGCAGATGACGCATTCTTTCACTTCTTCTTTGAGCGCCTTCAGATCAGAGTCGCTTATAGAAGACCTGAATTTTCCTCGACAAATCTCATTCCGATAAGTGCTCCTGCATTTTCTGCACCAGCTATCAAAACCAGACTTGGTTTTATTATGCGGAGGAAAACTCTCCGCATTAAGGGGCTTTTCCTCTCGGCAGCGCGTGCATATTTTGACTAGCAATTCCATGCTTTTCTCGCGAGCCTGAGGCGGGACTTTGGATCTTTAGCGGCTTCTGGCCACATCTTCATTTGCCCCGCAGAGCGGGCGCAGAAACTGTCACGACGCGATCCGCCTTCCGGCTGGGGCCGCTTTAGATTACTTCCAGTGGCTGCATTATACGCCTTCCGGCCAGCTTCATTGAGGCCGCCCTTCGGGTTCTTGTGCTTAGCCTTAAACTGAAAGTCTTTCTTCGCCCGCATAACTGTCTCCATGTAACTAGGGCGACCCGAAGGCCGCCCCAATCATTAGGCTTGTGTCACGCCGTAGAGGCCTGTCTGAGTGTCATCGTCGGCAACGAAGACCCAAAGCGTCAGCCGCTTAGAAGCGTCAGCAGCGTCAGCGGGAGCAAAAGTACCGCGAACGTCGCCGGTCGTTGTCGTGGCGGGATCAGTCGTAACTGCTGCCGTAAACGTGCCAGTCGTCACAAATGCGCCATTCCAAGCGGTCAGCACATAGTTGCGGCTGTTTGCGCGGATCGGAAGGCCAAACACGTCACCCGTGCCAACGAAGAAATCGGTGGCAGCAGCCGAGGCTGCAACGCGAGTGATCGTCTTGAATGCCTTCTTACCAGCAACAGCGGTCGTGCCATTCAGGGTGATCGCTTCCGACATCGAGATGCCGTAAACGTCCGTGCCGTAAATGGTGAGAACGGCAGTTGCCGCACCGGCAGCGTCAACGATGACGTTGCGAGGAACGTCAAGAGTAACAGTTCCGCTTGAGGCCAAGGAGCCGTTCAGAGTGGCGTTGCCAGCCGCTGCCAGCGTCTGCTGAACGCAGATGCCGTTTGTCACCAGCGCAACAGGAACCACGTCATAGACATTGATCGGCGACATGAAGACGCCCGGCAGCGAAGCTGTGCCGTTGTTGGCGAAGTTCCTACCTGCCCGGACACCATCAGAGAAGTGAGTCATTTGATTTCTCCATAGTTAGGGGGTGACGGATGCCACCCCCTGAGTCCGATTAGGAAGCGCCCTGTGAGCCCCAGCCTGCGCGGAAGTTCGAGCAACCGAAGGAATAACGCTCAATGGCTTTCGCCTTGAGGTTGTCGGTGTCGAAGTCCGTGTAGACATCGGTTTCAAGAGCTTCACGCTCGTAGTACTTGAAGCCGTTCGGGGCGTCCGTCATGAGGAACCAAGAGTTGGTGTCCGTCAAGAACATGTTAACGCGATGACCCTGCGGAACCGCCGAGTTGTTGTAAATCGCGTTAATGTCGTTGTTCGCCGTATCGACGCGGAACTGCGACTGGAGCAGGCGGGTCGCCGTCCACTGCAGTTCAGCCGGAACGATGAGCTTCGTCGGCTTCGTCATGATGCGGAGGCCCGCAGCATCACGGAAGCGCTGAACGCCGACGATGGCGTCCTGAAGCGACGTTTCGTTCAGGTCAGCCTGCACCGTGAAGGTGTTGGCAACCGTGCCGTTTTCGATGGGGTGAGCCGTCGAGAACAGGGGCTGGCCGTCACCAATCGGGAAGTTGGCCGAGAAGCCGTTGTTCAGCACGGATGCGCCGAGCACTTCCTTGGTCTGCTCCATCGACTGACGAAGAGCTTTCGCCTGAAGAGGGAACGAAGACTGGTACAGGTTGTCCTTGATCGCCTGACGGGTGATGATGAAACCAATGCTGGTGTAACGGTTCACGTAGTTCGTTACATAGCGCTGGCCCATTTCGCCGTAAGCGGTCGAGGCACCTTCTGCCTTGATCTGAGCCAAGCCGAGGAGCTTGACTTCGACTTCGATTTCAACGGCCTTATCGGACGTGTGCTTCTCGAAGATTTCCGACCATTGGCCCGGATACATCGGATAGTCGCCGAAAACGGCGGCCAGACCGGGCCGGAGCAAGTCGCGGATTGCGGTTGTATTAATAGCCATTTCTTAAATCTCCTTGCTAGCCGATCAGATGCCGGTCGTGCCACCACGATAGAAGTGGTTGTTGATCGTCACGAGCCAGTTAGCAAAAGAACCAACAGCGTTACCCGGGGTCGGGTCGAGCTGAAGGATCTTGCAGTTCAGCGTGTTTGTATCAGCTTCCGAAGCGTTGTTGATCGACACAGCCGACTGACCAGTCGATGTGGAACCAGAGGTGTACAGGAAGTTGATGTTCAGGCCACGGTCAGCGAGAGCCAACGGAGTGCCGGCAGCGCCAGAAGCGTTAGTTTCCTGAACCGAGAACACCGTGTTCGGGTCGTCAATCACGAGAGCCTCAACGACCGAGCCGGTGAGAACGCCCGGGTTGCCCGGCCAGTAGTTCATGAACTTAACAACGCCCGTGCTGTCGGTGTACTTGACGCCCCAGAAGACGCCAACGCACGTTGCGCCAGCAACGCCAACGCCAAGTGTGCCGTCAGTAAGAATTGTTACAGGATCGCCACGGAAAAGTGCAGTCGCGTAGGTGCTTGTGATTTGGTAAGGATTAGTTGCGCCAGTCCAAGCAGAGCCATCCAGCTTCTTGACAGGAATGAACCCATTAGGCGCATTGGTGCCGTAAGACATACGGTTTCTCCATGCTGAAGTTAAAGGTTGGTTTCTGCCGGTACGTGACGGCAATCGATTTCTTTTAGTGGATACGTGACCACAATCGAAGTGCAGGATACGTGACCTGCGTCGAGGACATGATTGTTAACTCAATTCAAACCCCGCGTCAACAAAGTAAAAAGCCCCCGCCCAGTTTCCCGGGCGGAGGCAGTTGCCACAGCGTTAAAACACGCGCTGTGGACCGGAGACTAATCCTTGAACGATGTGACGCGCTCAAACGCGACCCCGCTATCCTTGTCTTCAAAGCGCGGCAGGTTCGGGTCGTTCTGACCAGTCCATGCCACGTCCTGCAGCGTTTCAATGTTTTCCATATCGCGATCATTGTTGCGCTCCTGCACGTCCCGAGTCGGGCATTCGCACAGGATCAAGCCGCCACGACGAACCACCTGAACTTCGATGCCCTCATAGCCCGGAAGCGGAGGAGGGACCATCTCAGGGTGGCGCGAGGCCGGAACCGGCTGCCAGCCCTTGATCATGCGATCCGTCATGTTGTCGGGATCGGGCTCGTTAAGGGTGGATTCGCGAACCCAAGCATAAGTCATGTTCGGCGGGATCTTATCCTTGGGAACATACAGCTTGGATTGGAAGTGGGTTTCAGGGCGCTTGCGCATCCCCGACTCGCGTGATTCTGCCGCTCGGCTCTGCGAGATTCTTGATGCTCGTGCCATTATTAAGATCCTTTATTCTGCTTCATCATGTGAACTGCGTAGTATTTTTCAGCCTCGAGATCGGTCATGCGGCCGCCCTTGGCGTTACGGATTGCACCCGACTGGGCCAGCTGGTGCGCCATACGACGCTGATCAGCTGAGAGGCGGATTGACTTAGAGTTTTTGTTCGGCTGCCCCGGCGCACTGCGTTGGACAGGGGCAACATTGGAATCGCGTGCCATTGGCGGTGCTTTCTTGCTTGGGGTTGAAACACTGCTGAATGCGTCGGGGAATTCCTTCCGCATGTGACGGTCGATCTCGGTGAAGTAATCAACCCCACCAATTTCATTGTCACGCCCTTCAGAGCGATACCGACGCTCGATTCGGCGTGCGTACAGCGTTGCCTCTTCGTGCATCTCAGGGTCAAACTCAGGAGACTGTGGCTGGAACCACTCGTTCTTCTGAATCCAGCCGGCCGTGCGAGGCTCCAGCGTCGTCTGCGGGGCAGCCTCTGGCTGGGCCTGCTGCTGAACCTGAGGGGCCGAAACTTTTTGCTGAGCCTCCCAGTTTTCAACACCAGTAAGATCGTTCTGCAGTTTATAATAAACGCTCTGCAATTCAATGATCTTCTCGCTGTCGCCCATAGAATGAGCGTCAACAAGCTGCTGCTTGACCGTATTGGCCTCGTTGATGAGGTTGTTCTTGTAGTGCGTCATCATCGCCAAGTCAGACTGCTGACGCATCTGAGCTTCGCTCTGGAGACGAGCCTCAGCTTCCTGTGCGCGGCGCTCAGCATCGGCCGCCTTGCGGGCAAGTTCAGCTATGCGCTTATCAGGCGAACGCTTGCGCTTCGGAGCCTCTTCCTCTTCCTCGGGCTCTTCTTCCTCGGGCTCTTCCTCTTCAGGCTCTTCTTCCTCCTCAGATTCCTCTTCGGGCTCTTCTTCGCCTTCATCCTGATAGTCCGCTAGGCTTTCACCAAGATCCTCTTCAGTGATCTCAATGTCAATTTCCTCAGTCGGACCCTCTTCCGTAACCGGAAGTTCTGGAATTTCTGTGTCTTCTGACATGCTCTACTCCTTAAAAATCACCAGCGGATTTGCCGGACATGACATCTTCCGGCCCAGTGATAACCGCCATAACGCGATCATCAGGCAGAAGCGCCATCGCAACTCCGCGATAGGAAACCATCGTTGATTCGTAGCGCGGGATCAGAATCCAGTCTCCGACCTTGCACCACGGCCCAGAACGCTCGAACTTCTCACCCTGATATGCTTCAGGGCCGACAGCGCACACCAGCGCGGAAACAGAAGAATACTTGTCTTCAGCGCGCACCGTGTCAGGCAGGTAAAGCGTCACTTCCGTGCCGTCTTCCTGCGTGATCGTCTTCAGCTCTTCAGGGCGGATATAAATCTTAACAGCCACCAGATACCCAGCTGGCCGCATATCAAACGGCTGGCCAGTAATATCCACGAACTGCTGATCGATGAGCTGCTTGGCAAGCTGCTCTTCATGCGGTTCAATGTTACTCATGCTCATTAGTAAAGACTCCCTCTTTTTTGCTCCGGTACTTTTTCATCATCAGGCTGCATCATACGCTTGTACTCGTCGGAAATGGCTTCAATTGCAGCAGTATAGCCACGCACCAACGCATTCCCCTCCAGAACCTGAAGGGCAATCTCTTCTGCCGACGAGGCCGGGATGTGAAGATCCCCGTAACTCGACGGTCTAAATCTTGCATTTAGGGTGTATTCTGTGGCGCGATCTCGCAGCTCACTGATACGCTCAACCGCTCTGCGGCTTAGTTCCTCTGCGCTCACTCTTTGTCTCCGGTAGGTTTTTATATGATTGCCCGCGATCTTTCGCGTGGAATTCTTTTGCGACTTTCGTCGGTATGCCGACCTTCTTTGCAAAGGCCGGGTTGGCCGAAGCGGCGGCCATCAATCTGAACTGCCGCTTCGACCGACTTGGCATTAGTAAGACGACCCCAGACCAGCCTTAGGCTTCACAGGCTGGAGCATCTTGCCGGATGGGGACATCATGCCCTTGCGGACCTTGCCAGCCCCACCCTTGGCTTTCTTCACAGGCTTGCCGCCATGACTCATGC